CTCTATACCAGTCCAATGCTTCAAATATCCGTTCCGGTTTTTCAATGACTATCTTATGCCATTCCCGATACTTGTAGATATCCTTGGTATCTTTCTTTTCCGGCTCCATTTCCATCTTCTTCCTTGATCTTGTTCACGTATTCATCAAAATCTGTGTTAGGATCGTAGGCTTCCATCTGTTCTGGGGTCAGTTGAATGGGCTTCGGAATATGGTCTGTTCGGACAACACCATCGTATTCACCCGCTTCAAACCGAGTGATGATGTCCATCATCTTGTCCGCATACTTACGGAAGTCTTTCCGATAAAACTTTTCCCGAATTTCTTCTGCATGTTCACGAAGTTTAAAGGTCGCCCATGCACCAGCCATCTCGATATATCCATCATCTTTGAGGACATCAAACAGACCAGAATATGGATCAACCCCATGAGGCATGATCATCTGGACGTACAAGTCTTCATTGGGTTTGGAAATTCGGCTCTTGAGTAGTTTTACCTTAGCGAGGTTACCAACCACTTTACTTCCGTCTACATCGTTGACCAATTCGACAGCTTCGGCCTTTTCAGCCTTGAGCGCCTTCTTCTCGAACATGAACACCGCACCGGCCATATAGATGACACCACGGCCACCCAAGGTTTTCTCACCCGGATCATACATGTCCATTGAAGCCATGGAGTGAAGAATACCACCAATGATGATATTCTTGCTGGCAATAAGGTGAGTGAAGCTCAGGATCATATCTTTGATCTGCTTGGCTTGCTGACCTTGATCGCCTTTTACTTCACCAGAGACTGCCCGATCATACTGACTTTCAGTCTGGCAGCTTGAAATACTATCAATGACAATGAATACCTTGAATTCTGGGTCAGTCTTGATGACTTCCTTGTAAATTTTTACAATGGTAGCTACAGCCTTTTTAACATCTTCGACCGTCCCAGCTTGGGAATAGTCAAAGAGATCAGATTCTGGATCAAGTCCGGCCCGGATGAACCAGTCTTTGTGTATGGTTGCCTTCTCGACATCCAGCCAAAAAACCATTCCACCTTCCTTCATATGCTCGATAGCTGCCATCGACATGGCTAGAGATTTACCCGATTGGGAAATCCCGGCTGCCATAAAGCTTGTGCCGAACATAAAAGACTTGTTGAAATATCCACTGAACCGTCTATTCATGGCATAGTTACCCATGGATAACCACGGGATATTTTCTTTGAAGCCCAGATTAATTGTATCTGAGTCAAACTTTTCCATAGTTTTTGCAAACTGTGATTTAAATAGCTTCGCTGATTTCGACATATAAAACCCTTCCTGTCTGAGAAATCGTGATAGAAGTGGCCATGCCTACAAAGACATGGCCACCCTCAGATCAACCTGCTTGTGAGCGGTTCTTTGTAATCTGTTCTTTGATACGGGCGGCACGTTCCGCCATATCATTCGAGGTTGCTGCCGCAGCAGGGGCAGCCGCCGCTTCAGGCTCTGCTGGCTGGGAAGCCATAGCCGAAACTCTGGCAATAGGGGCTTTAGGAGCAGCCGGAGCCTCACCTTCACCCGTTTCACTGTTACGGTCATCTTGAATATATGGTTTGAACCCAGCATCTTCCCATTCTTTATTCCAGACGCCACCCGAAAGGGCGGTTTCCAACATGGTCATTTGAAGGCCATAGGCTTCATCTGTCAGTTGGGTCGGGAGGTAACGGGCAAGAGAAGGAACACCGCCACTGATGGCCGCACGTTCTTCTTCGCTCAAGGCAGAAGGATTAGAACCAAATGAAGAACCACGATAGTTCGCGTATCCGTTCGACCCTTGGGTCTTCTTAACCACATAGTTAAGACCGTTTTCGAAGTCTACCGGCCAAGATTTCAGGCAGGTATCCGGGTTCGTATCCTGAACACGGTTTTCAATAGTGTCCTGAAAAACATCCTTGGTGAAGTCAAACTTACGGATAAGGCTTTCCGGAACCTGCTCTTCCTTGTAGTCGGAATAGCGGACAAACCCTTGCATAAGGAAGGAAGTCTTAACCCAATAAGCTTTCGCCGATCCGGCATGAGACTGATCACCCGTCTTCTTCGACAAGGAGAACATATCACCCAAGAGCGAATAGACTTCGCATTTGGCAGCAGGATCAAATGTCTTCTTGCAAGGCATCACGATCTTGACTTCAGTGCCTTCGGCAGTCGGGAATTTCCATTCCCAGAGCATCTTCTTTTTCCAGAAGAATACGTTACTCTCATCACCGTCCGGCAAAAAGCGAAAAGTGCAAGATTTGTCGAAATCAAGATTCCAGTGGCGGAAGAGTTCAGATGGCCCGTTATTCTGCTTTTGTTTATCAGTCTGGGCTTTGAGAGCGGCTTGGGCCGCGCGTAGTTTGGTTAATGCATCACTCATAATAACAATCCTTTTCTTGTCATGCGTGTTTTCATTCAACGCAGATAATCTCACTGACTATCTGCATTTGTATTTATGACAGTAGGATCAAAGTGTGGAATCGATGGATGTGTTAAAGTATGAAATCTGGCAGCGCATATGAAGATTCTTCATCCAGAACGCTCGGGACCAGAATTTTCTCAATACCATCAACGGCGTATTTGATTTCTTCAAGCAAATGCAACATCAGGACACATGACATTACCCTGTCGTCCTTCAGTCCCCGCTTGGCCGTATATGAATTCCCTGTTTTTATGAAGGATTTCATCTCGTTGAGCAAGGAAACAGACGATGGATAAAAAATTCCACGTTCAGTGATATCTTTGAATTGAAGGGCAAACTGTCGCTTGGTGATGGCAGTGGTGCGAAGGCCACGAGAAGAATTTCCTTCACTATCGACCAACTGACCGGGTATCTGGTGCTCTTCCTGTAAAATTAAATTGAGCACCCCCATGCCGACACCATTGCATTCTACAGTATAGTATATGTTGGCCTCGCCCCTATGGTCTATATCAGTTTCCTGTTCATAGGCGATCCGTCTCAATACTCTTGTTAACATCTTGGCCTGTTCGAATTGATCACAGTCATTCCGAACCCATTCGGCAACTTGTATCATGTCAGGTAGTTGCCAGACCTGTATAACTGCATTGTCTTTACCAATACCTTCACTCGGGTCTATAGTAACCCCATAATGGGCATTCGGTTCAATGTATTCATACCAACGGACACCATATTGATCAATAAATCTTGGCTTATTAGTGTGTCCACTTATCTTGATTAGGGTTGGGGAAGATATAAGTGAATCGTCCGAACCGGCGAACATACATTCAAAGTCTCGGTTCCATTCAGATATTGGCATACCTTCGGCCAATTGTTTGCGTTTAAAGGTTTCATCCCGGGTAGGGTGGGCTGTCCATGGGACAAAAAAGCGTCTGAACCCGAATTCATCTTTGGGGGCATCTTCCAAACTACTTGGGTCTATATATTCATCCGCCATTTCCTGTATTTCAAACTGTGTATCGTATTCTTCTAGGTCACGATCCCGGACATCTGTAGAATTACCTTTGCGTCTCCATGTCTGACTATTGGGGGAATCTGACGCGGTAAACCACAATCTGGAAAAGGTGTCTTCATCAGTCTCTGGGGTCGAGGTCATGATCAGACGACCACCTTCCGACAAGGCTGGTTGAATGGATGTCCAGAAAGCTGATTGTACGTTAGGAGACACGAATGCAAATTCGTCAAGGTAAACAAGAGCCGGGGTCATACCACGACCTGTATTACCGGTTGTCGCCTTGGCAGTTATTCTTGAGCCATTGTCAAACCCAAGCTCCATGATATTATCAACCTTGAGACCAGCCTTCAGCCAAAGTGGACATTCCAGATACATGTCCTTGACTTTTAACATAATTTCTTTAGCGTTATGTCCAACGTTACTGGCGATCAGGACGATCTGGTTGGGTTTGAACATCGCCCACCATAGACAATAGGCGGCGGCAAGCGTAGTCTTGCCCAACTGACGACCGATCATCACAATGTTACGGTCATACTTTTGATAATTATCAATCATGTTACATTGATAATCATAAAGCTTGAATAAATTCTTTGACCCTTTAACGTGAATAATATAGCAATAGTTTGAAATGAAATACTTCGGATCGATCATACAGCGATAGTATTCCAGAATTTGCTCTGGACTTAATTCGAGTTTGGCGTTCGGAGGCCGAACAAGTATATTATCACTCATTCATTTATTTATACTTTAGAACTGACTTGACGAACTATATAAAAACGGCTATACAATCAACCCACTTAGTAAATTAGGATTTAATATGTTTAATACATTGCAAAAAACAGACAAAGTTGGTGTTTTTATCGACCTGAAATACCTTCTTTCCATTTCACGCAGTCTTGACGCCAAGATCGACTTCAATCGTCTTCGCAAGCTTATTACAGATAAGGCGGCTGAATCACACTTCTTCGTATATTGCTCGAAGCTTCCTGACGACTATCAGGACTCTATCCGCAAGGTGGCTGACTATCTGGTCCACCATGGGTTCACTGTTTCTTTCAAACAGATTGGTGTGGTCGAGAAAGATCATGGCACCGAATATATCGGCAACATTGACGTGATGCTTGCGGTTGACCTATTGTTCCAGTTCTTCACCAAAGATTTGGACACTGTTATCATTTTCAACAACAAGCACGACCTCAAGTACCCACTCGCCCATATTCAGGAAGAAGGTGGAAACATCATTCTCTGTGGTATCCAAGCGCCTGCAAAGAAGTTTAACCGGACAGATACCCATCTGATCAATATGGCCAACGAATACATCAAGTTTGAAGACCTTTTGGAAGAGGTCTATCTTGAAAGTCATAAAACAGAAGCTATTACGGCATCCAAATAAATGTCTCTTCCGCCCAAGAAGCGAACCAGTTGGAAACGAATAACTGGTTCGCCCGGGGTAGTTCGATACTGTCTATTCAACACGACTATCGCCAATGTCTTTAAGGAAGGCAAACAGTGGATAGTCGTGTCAGACCTGATTACCATCGATGCGACATTCGCTACACAGGATGATGCTAAGAAGGCAGTTGAACTCTCGTATGATACCTTCTGTTCAGGTATTACCACCTCGCTTCAATCGGTTGATGGAGAGGGGATCGAAGAGGCACCTGACATGCTCACATCATTGATTGAGGATGTTCCAGAAGTGGAAGACGATGAGTAAAACGAATTTATAGAGAAGACGGGTCGTGGCTTTGGTTATATCCAGAAAAAGAATAGGGAAGCCTGAGCTTCCCTATCCAGCCATTTCTGTTTATAAGATGGCTACTCTCAAATCAGGCCGCGACCTGATAATTCATTGCAACGTTATCGTTAGCAACTGTAGTGTTTGAAGCTTGTAACGGGGCTTCAATACGAATCGTCCACTATCTCTACCGCGTCCGTCGATACTATTTCAGGCCCATCAGAAATACAGGTAGGATTTGCACCTACATCATTCTAGTGGTTAATTAGACCACATGGTTGAATGGAACACCCTATAAAGGAGGCTAACTGCTCAGCCGTTTACGTTCACTCTGTATTTTTGGTGGACCTGCCCGGTTCCGCCCCGGGGTCCGATCCGCATTCAAGATCGCATCAAACGATCATGAGTATATTTATAGGTTCTAGGATAAACCATGTCAAGTGTTGATTAGAATAATATGGACAATCTAATCAAAAGATGATGAGATTAGGTCTTAAGGTCCAGCTTCGGTTGAGCAAATTCTTGGACCCATTTATCTACGATCCCGACAACATACTTTATTCGTGGCCCCACCTCTTGATGAAATTGTGGGTCTTCCTGATATATGTGGGTCGGGAGCTTATGGAAATTATCGGCGCCCCATTTCTTCAAACGGCGAGGAATAACCCCATCTGCCATTTGCCGGACTTCCATAGTGTTCTGCGTGAGGTCCAGAGTGGTCCCTTCCGGCAAGACCGTCCAAGCATGATAGGGATGGCCTGCGATCTTACCACCGAACACCAAAGCCCCGAAGACGGCAGCATATATGCACCCAGCATGATCGACATAAGGTCCGGCGATCATATCTTTGTTCGTGCTGAAGGCTGTCCACTTCTTTCCGAAGAAAGACCTAACCATCTGAATATTTTCCGATGTCGGCTTGAGCCCGGGTTTCATGGGAGATTTCAATCGTTCTAGAAGAAGGTCGTTAATTCTCATTCAGGTATTTAGACTAAATATGAATATGAAGATCAGCGACCTTGATACCCGAATTAAAGCACTTATGGAAGCCCCATTGGAAGGGTATCACCTTTTGGGCGCCGGAGACGCTGACTTTGACCCGGCCCGACCAGAGAGCCCTGCATGGACTAGAGAACAAGATCCGGTATTTAGAATGCCGGAACCATTCTTCAGGAAGTCGGATCGCAAGATGATCCATAATCCCCAGACTGTCGAAACATTACAGAGAGTATTTGGGCGCATTGGATTAGGGATTCATTTCGTTTTCATCAATGATAGAGAAAACATGATTTTTGGAAACATGAGGGACTTTCCATTACAAGGTAAGGGCATATTGGGATATGTTTCAAATGAGAAGCATATAGATTACGTGCAAGCTCTTAGAGAAAGAGACCCAGAATCATTCATTGTAGTTTTTCGCGGTAATGATCCAGATGGTTATAATGAACACGTTTCCATGTCACCATGGATGATGGTCCACAGGATGGCTCACATTATTACACCTGACGATGGGAGAACTGAATCATATATGCTCGGAAGTTTCAGGGATATTCTAGATCGCATCGGGGTATATTTTCCAGCGTATGCTTCTGAAAATCCAAATCTAAAAAGATATCGGGAAGAATCTTTTTATGCTGCTGTCGGCTATCATTTATTTTTTCCAATGAGAAGCGCAAGGCTTGGTAAATTATCGACCGATGGTGATTTAGGTGCAGAGGTCATTCGTGAAATATTCGTCCAGACACTGTTCGATCCGAACTGGAAGATGAAACCGCTGACCCCGGAAATAATTGAGAAGTCTAAAACAAACACCAAGAATGAAGTATGGGACTTGAAATCTCTATATAAGCAACTGATTTTAAAAGTCGATATGTATAAGAAGATGACTATTGAAGACCTGCTAAGTCACGCTGGCGATACAATTTACCTATAAGAGTAAAAAGTTCGGACAGGCGTATATCCATAATCCTTTTGAAATATCTCCACCCTCTGTCTTTGAACAGATTTGAACCAAACGATTTGAAAGCTTTCGACCATAACTGGAAACCATGCAAACCATGGCTCCCAGTTCCCTTCAATTCGTGACATCAATGGAGGCATAGAAATATTTATTCAATGACCCCCAAACAGGCGCCCGCATCAATGACCAAATGGTCTAGGTCATCAAGTTTTACGATTCGGGCTTCGGTATCGTCAAACATGATATGTTCGCCAATATCAAGATCGATACCGATAATCTTTTTCTTCTTGGTCACTCTTCCCGGACCAACAGACACCACTTTTCCAGAACGGGTTCGCTGAGCGGAAGTCTCCGGGATAAGTAACCCACCAAAAGACTTTTGCTCCGGTGGGTCCGGTAGTATCAATACGTTATTACCAATGGCCTGATAATCTGACATCCTGTATCTCCTTGTAAAGAACAAAGAGATCATAGGACATAAAGTTAGTCAACCGCGAAAATAATACCCAGACGATTCCAGTCACGATCAACGATCAGATGAACTTCAATGGTGATCGCCCCTAAAGAATTGGCAATGTTTTGAAGGGTTTCACAATCAACACTATTTTCCTGAATGACGCAGCGCCATAGGCCATCTTGTAGTGATTGGATGTCTGGTTGGAAGTCATCTTCTTCGTCCCCCAAACTGGAAATTGTGAGACCAGAATCCGCAAACACCGCTACGATATTATCAATGTCTGAAACCCCTTGGACATCTGGGGTGTAACCGCTTGCATATTCTTCTTCATCAAAGGCACTGAAATTGATTTCATCAATG